GAGTAATCTTGATAATTGGCAATTAAATCAACCTATATTTTTAAGAGACTTATATATTCTTTTGGATAAAATTAAAGGAGTTCAAACTGTAAAAAATATATCTATTGCAAATAAGGTTGGAACTTCAACAGGATATTCACAATATGCTTATGATATAGAGGGAGCTACCCAAAACCAAACAATTTATCCTTCATTAGATCCTAGTATATTTGAAATTAGATACCCAAATTCAGACATAAAAGGTAAAGTAGTTCCTTTATAACGCTATATTTATAATAAAATATATTAATGGCTGTATATAAAATATTTCCTACCCAAGACGCTACATTATATTCCGCATATCCTACCATGAATACGGGGTTAGATGCTATCTTAGAAACATCTAATAAACTAGATATTAGTGGAAACCCAGATGTAGCTAGATATTTAGTAAAATTTGATACCAATGAAATCATAGATATTATTAGTAATAAAATATCTGGAAACACATATGATATATATTTTAAAAATTTTATAGCAGAAGCTCAAGGAATTAATTTAGATACTTCTTTAGAAATATTACCTGTTGCTCAAAATTGGAATAATGGAACAGGATATACTTTAGATTCCCCAATCATTAAAGATGGTTCATCTTGGGCGTATTCAAGTTACAGTGGATCTAATCCTTGGAATATGTCAGGCTCTGGATTTACAGGATCATATAATGCAACTTATTCCCCCCAAGGAGGAGGTAACTTTTTTACAGGATCTATTTATAAAGTAACTCAATCCTTTGAATTACGTAGTGAAAAAGATATTGAAGTAAATGTTAAAACTACAGTAAATGCTTGGTCTAGTTCAATACTTCCAAACTATGGATTTATAGTAAAATTAACAGGATCTCAAGAATTTAATCCAAGTGAATATATTCAACCTCAATTTAAATACTATAGTGTTGACACAAATACAATTTATCCCCCATGTTTAGAATTTAGATGGAGAGACTACCAATCTGTACTAACAGGATCACTAACCGGAAGTATAGTAACTACCTCAGACATTAAAATGTCTTTATCTCAAAATTCTGGTATATTTTATCCAACAAGTATAAATAAATTTAACCTAAATGTAAGTCCTTTATACCCAAATCGTGTATATCAAACGTCTTCATTATTTACTAATTTAAATTATTTACCTACTTCTTCATATTATGCCATAAAAGACTTGGCTACCAATGAATTTGTTGTTAACTTTGATAATCAATACACCCAGATTAGTTCTGACTCAACAGGAAATTATTTTAGTGTTTATATGAGTGGCCTTGAACCAGAAAGATATTATAAAATTTTAATTAAAACTATAATTAATAGTTCAACATTAATATTTGATGATAATTATTATTTTAAAGTTATAAACGGATGAGTGAAAATATAGAATTAAATAAAAAAGTATATAGTAAAGCGGCATATGATCAAATAATTGATACTGATTTTAATCAATTAGGGATAAAACCTATTCAAACTCAAATAGATACTCAACCAACTGTAAATGAATTTTTTGATTTATATAATGAATTATTTTATACTATTCCTGAATTAGGTGAAATTGATTCTCATGAATATTTAATTACTAAAAGTAGTGAATATATTAATTTTTCTGCTAATCAAGATGAAATAATAGCTTTACAAAATGAAATATTTCAATTAAGAACAGAATTACTTGACACTCAAAAACAAAATATAGAATTACAAACCGGAGCACCACTTTCAAATTCTTCTAATATTGCTTCTCTTGAAGGCGGAATTTCTACAAGTGCAGGCGGAATTGCAAGTGGTGGAGGAGGCTATTAATTTAAACTTAAAATTTTAATTACACAATAATAATGGCTGCAATAATTACTCCAATATTTTTACCTAATATATCCCCTCAACAATATTCTATTGAAGAATCTAATTTAATTTCTTCTTTTCAAATAAATACTTCTTTAAATGAAGATAGTTATATTGAATATTATGTATTTGATATTAATAATAATATTTTATCTTCAACATTAAATTTTACATCCTTTACAGTTCAAAATGATGGTCAATCTGTAGGAAGTAATGGATCTTTATCTAAAATAATTATTGATCCTGAAAAAGATTTAATAGATTATGGATTTAGTGATGGAGAATATATATCATTTTATAATTTTTTAAATAAAAAAATTGGTTCAAATTTTGAGCAACTTTACATTTCTGAAATTTCTTCGGATAGAAAAGAAATAAGATTAAATAGTACATCTCTCACAGCATATGATATAATAAGTGCTACTGAAGATTTTATAATAGAAAGAGAATCATCTCCTTATTTTTTAGATTTTTATTTAAATTTTGGAGATAATAAATTATCAATAGCTAATAATATTGTATTAGATGATGAAAATCCTAATTCTCCTACTATTTTAATTAAACTTTACCAACCTCTTTTAGAGGAATTTAATATTAATAGCCTTTTATGGGTAGTTACATCTGTAGAAGAACCTAGAATTTATAAAGTTACTTTTCCTTATGTACCTATTACTTTTACAGGAGACATTACTAAATCTTTATTACCAAATTTTAATTTAAATTTAAAAGATCAAGTAAATAATTCAACTTTAGAACTATCATATACTAATTTATTACTTACTTCTGTAACTAGCTCTGCTAACCAGTTAAATAGTTTACTTGAAGAAAAAGAAATAGATATAAATGTAGATTATACTAATTTTTCTAACTTTATTCATTTTAGTTCTGCACAAACACGACTTGAAAATTTTTATTCTAAAATAAAATTAATTGAAGAATATACATCTAATATTTCTATATTAAATACAATAACTACTTCTCCTGTAACAATTAATGAAAGCATATTAAATTATGAAAATAAAATAAATAGTATTATAACTAATTTTGATGGATATGATTATTATTTATATTATGAAACTGGTTCAAAATCATGGCCTAAAACATCAACTTTTTTACCATATACTTTAGCTAATTCTACTAGTGATCAAGTGTTATCATGGTTAGGTACTACAAACCCTTCTAGCCCTTTTTATGGTGGACAAATTTTATCTGCTTCTCTTTATGACAATGACAACCAAAATAATCTATATTATTCTATCCCAGAATATCTAAGAGAAGATCCTGCAAATGATCCATATCAATTATTTATTGAAATGATAGGACAACATTACGATAATATTTGGATATATTATAGAGATGTTACTCAAAAATATAATGCAGATAATCGTTTAGAAAATGGTATTTCAAAAGATATAGTAGCGGATGCAATTAGAGATTTTGGAATTAAATTATATCAAAATAATTTTTCAAACGAGGATTTATATACAGCATTTTTAGGTTTAACACCTGAAGGTGGTTTATTTCCATTTCCAAACATAACAGGATCTTTACCTACCCCTAGTGGGTACGAGTATATTAATACAAAAATATCTGCTTCAAATGATTATTTACCGTTAGATGACGTTAATAAATCGTTATATAAACGCATATACCATAATTTACCATACCTATTGCAAACAAAAGGTACATTGCCTGGTTTGCGTGCACTTATTACCTCATATGGTATTCCTGATACAATATTAAGGATTAATGAATATGGTGGAAAAGATAAAATAAATACAAATGATTGGGATTATTGGCAAAATGAATTTAATTATGCTTATAAACAAAATGGAGATAATTTTATTTCCTCTAGTTTTGAATTAAATAGTGAATTTGATAGCCCTAAAACAGTAATGTTTAGGTTTAAAACTAATGGTTTACCAACCTCCTTAATTCCATATTCTCAAAGCTTATTTACTCTTCAAAATAGTTTTAACACCCCATCAGCTCATATAACTCTTCGTTATACCGGATCAGCTTATACTTCTGGTTCTTATAATGGTTCAATTATTGACCCATATTATCAACATGCCTATTTAGATTTTTATCCTAACTACACAAATTTCCCTACCTTAAGTGCTAGTATTTATTTACCATTCTTTAATGGTAATTGGTGGTCAGTAATGGCTAAAAGAACAGGGACTGGAGGATCAACTAATTTTGAATTATACTCTGGAAATAAAATGTATGAGGGTGGTGAAAATGGAACCTCTATTGGATTTATAACTTCATCCTCCATTATTGTTAGCCCTACAGTATGGAATAATTCAATAACAGCACTTTTTGGTTCTGGATCAATTACTATAAGTTCTAATGTTAATGCTGGTATATACAATAAATTTTCTGGGTCTTTTCAAGAAATTAGATACTATAATGAACCTATAAGTGAAAGTGTATTTAAAGATTTTGTAATGAATCCTTCCTCAATTGAAGGAAACTCTATAAATTCTGGAGCAGATCAATTAGCTTTTAGATTACCTTTAGGGGGAGAATTATATACAGGATCAAATTCAATCCATCCAAAAGTTACGGGTTCATGGATTACTACTTCCTCTTTTGCCTCTGACAGTTCTGCTTATATTAATTCAACACCTACATTTATACCTAATACAGAATATTTTTATTACGATCAACCAATAGTAGGAATTAAAAATGCAATTGCTGATAAAATTAGAATAGAAAATAATGTGATACCTGAGGGAGATATTTTATCTCCATTTATGTCTTTATCTCAACAAGCTAATATATCTCAAAGTTATACAGCAAACACAAATTTACTTGAGGTAGCATTTTCACCACAAGATGAAATAAATGATGATATTAATTCCTCTCTCGGATATTTTAATATAGGAGAATATATTGGAGATCCAAGACTACGTTCTTCTTCTGCTGAATTTTACCCAGACTTAAATGCTTTAAGAGATTCATATTTTCAAAAATATACTAAAAATTATAATTTAGTTGATTTTGTTCGTTTAATTAAATTTTTTGACAATTCATTATTTAAAATGATAAAAGATTTTGTACCTGCTCGTACAAGTCTTGCTTCGGGAATTGTAATTAAACAACATATTTTAGAAAGAAATAAAGTTCCACAACCACAAGTTGATACTAATTCTCCTATAGCATATTATACTAGTGGATCTGTAAACAATCAACCACTAACATTCCAAGATATATCTGTTTCTGGTACATTATTACCTCAATGGAACGACTATAATGCTGGTACAGTAGAAAATTTTGATGGAGGTACTGCAGGAACATTTGAAATGTTTAATGGAACCGCTTTTGCTCCATCCGGCTCTAATATATTTAATTTAACACAAAGTTGGAGTGAATCATATAATTCTCCTTTAGGACTTGTAAATATAATTCATAATTCACAAGATGAATTTTATAATGGTGAATTTGAAGGTTCAGTTTTAACTGTAACTACTCAAAGTTTAAATTTACCCTTTCCAATAAGTAATGAAATATTTGACTATACTCCTGTAAGATATAGTCCACAAAATTATGATTTAAATACTACAAGTTCTTTTGCAGAGTCCCAATTTTTAAATGTATTAACAGTACCTGATCAAGGTGAAATTTTACTTTTAAGAGCTTACAGTAAACTTCAAAAAGATGGTAGTACTGGATTGTCCTCTCTATATGTAAAAATTCATAAAAAAGATAATAATGGATTTGATAATTCTGTAACTTTAGGACAAGCTACTAGATTAAGAATTAAATACACTACTGAAATAGATTATTTAACTATTGGAGATATTTTAACAAAAACAGAATATCCAACATATTGGCTATATAAAGTTCAATCATTAGGTTCTAATACAGCAGATAATTATGTTGTAGATTATATGACCTCAGCTTCATTTACATCTTCAATATTTGAAGTTCCTTTTACTCTTAACCCAGCTATAGGAGGAAAACTTTTTCCTTATTATACAACCTCATCAAATAACCAATTTTTTAATCAAACTGATGGAATATATACTATTCCTTCCTCTCCATCTCGCACACCAAATATCGCTATTACTCTTTCAGCATCATTATTTATTAGTGGTTCCGTTGGTGGGAATTTTTATTTTATGTTACTTAAACCAGGTCTTCCAGAATCAGAAGCTACATTTTTAATAGACCCATTTACTAATAATTTAATTCAAGGATCTTGGGAAGCTGGTGGTGAAGATTTACCACCAACTTTTTTTGGAATAACTTCAGCTAGTGGAAAATTTATTCCAACTCCTGAAGATCGAATTTTTCTTGCTGTTACAAAAACTGGAGATATCCCATGTAGAGTTTTATCCGGCAGCTTTTTAGTTACTCAAAGTATAGCCCCTTCATCACAAAAAAATGATTTTGTTATAATTGAACCTTATATTACCAAACCTAATTTTTATAACAGCGATGACAATGCTCTTTTAAATAGCGTTAGTGATCAAAGAGAAAGTACTTTTGCTCTAGATGCCGATTATTCAGATGGAACAACTCCTATAAATTTTGCACTATTAGTTTCAGGAACTGCAACCCCAGCTACTGTACCTGATTCAAATTATACTTCTAAAAAATCAATACTCTCTAAATACGAGGGATCTAAATCAACTTCACAATTTTTAAATCAATGGACCCTAGGAGATACAGGAACATATGGTAAACTACCTACAGTAGAAAGTTTAAGAAATGCTTTTATAATTGCGGGATGGATTGGAGGATGGCCCCCAGAAATTGAGGGAGCATCAGCAGCAAATATTAATTATATAGTTAGAGAAGATGGTACTTTAATTAAACCATGGTCAACACCAAATGCACTATCAGATTTAAGACAATATTTTACCGATGGTGAAAAAGTAACTATATCTACATTAGAAAATATTCAATCATCAAATAAAAATTATTATAAAATTCTTAAAAGTGGATATCAAGTTAAAAATATTTTATATACTCAAATAGGACAATCCCCCTCTCAAACATTTACAGCTTCTTTAAGTTTAGTAGATAAAGGAAATTCTGCTACATCTATTGTAGAAGATTATCAAATTAAAGTAGCATCTGACTGGTCATCACCAACACCTTGGTTAAATAATAGTATGACTAGTACTTTTGAGGAAATAAATTTTCCTATACTATTAACCTCCGGATCATTTGCTAATATTCAAACTGTAACAAATCCTAGGAGATCCCCAGGTACGGGTAATACTACAAATACAAGATATTATGTTTCTCAATCTCTTGTAGATGATAAAGTAGATCTTACTTTTAATTTTAAGTTATTCTGGTCATATTTTCCCAATAATGCTGCATATGCAATTTTATTAGCTAATAAAGAATTTAGACCCCCCGCCCCAACTTCTGTTAAAGTTTATTATCAATTAATAAGATTAAGAAATGGATCTGAAACAATAATATATGATAATCCAAATGGGATAGAATTAAATAATCCCTCAACTCTTTCTGGGGGAACATTAAATATTTCTTATAAAGAAACATCAGATTCTTTTACAGTTTTATCTACTAATTTAAAAAAAGATGATGTATTTTATTTAAAAGCTAAAGCAGTATTAAACGCTAACTCTCCTGAAGATCAATATATGTATATTGAAGCTGGATCAGAATTAAATATTATTCAAAATCCAATTTCTAATCAAACTATTAGTATAGGAAATTTTTGGATATCTTCTTCTTATCTTCCACTTACTGCTTTTTCTAATTCCTTTTCTAATGCCTTTTTTCAAACTTCATCAGTCTCTCTCTTTTCAGATCCTGTTTCCTTAAACCAAATTAACTCAGGTGGATTTGCTGGCACTAATATATTATATACTACATCTTCAGTTTTTAAAAATAATTTTGATAATAAATTTGCTTGGGGAAAAGATATTCCTAGTTCGGGTTTTAATACAATTGAAACTCATTGGGATATTATTCCAGGAGATGAATTTAAATTTGAAGGAAAAGAAAACCAAAGGTATAGAGTTCTTAAAGCAGGTATTGTTTCTTGTTCTGGATATGTTTCAAATTCAGTATTAGCTGTAGAATTTGATAGACCCTTACCAACATCAGGATCACTTAATTATGATAAATTTTCTATTCAAAGATATATTGATTTTGAAGGAAATTTAATTTTTGAAGGATTTAAACCTAGCGCAACTGGTCCATTTATTATTACACCAGAGTTTATAACTCCAAATTTAAATAAAAATATAGGTAAGATTCTTGAAGATTTTACTTCAAAAGGTTTGCTTACATAATATTTATTAGTATAATACAATATATAATACAACAATATGGGATATTTAAATAATAGCGTCGTTACAGTAGATGCAATTTTAACATCAAAAGGAAGAGAACTTTTAGCAAAAAATGATGGTTCTTTTCGAATTACACAATTTGCTTTTGCAGATGATGAAATAGATTATACTTTATATAATCCAACACATCCTTCTGGATCTGCATTTTATGGAGAAGCTATCCAAAATATGCCTTTACTTGAGGCTTTTCCTCAAGAAACTCAAACTATGAAGTATAAATTAGCTACTTTACCTCGTGGAACATCTAAATTACCTGTTTTAAATTTAGGCTACTCAGCTATTACTTTAAATCAAGGTGCTTCGTTAGCTATTACCCCACAAACTTTAAATTATTTAGGTAATTCACAAGCATATGAATCTAGTGGATATTCAGCTACAATTTCTGATGTTAGATTAATGGGTACATTTACTGGAGTTGGAATTAATACAGCAGGAGCACAAGCATCAAATGTTACTACAACAACAACTTTAGGAACTAATGTTTCTCAAACTATAATTGGCTCTCAAATTAATTTAAGAGCAACAACAGTAAATACTTTATTTGGTTCTAATACTCAACTTTCAGCTACTTTAACTGTTGTAGGTTTAGATAGTGGGGCTCGTTTAACAATTCCAATTTTAATTAATAAAACAATAGTTTAAATCATAAAATATGTCATTTAAAAGATTAGACCCAGAAGATTTTTTAGTAAGTAGTGATTCAATTACCTCTACTATGTGGTCAACGGGTGTACCAACATTAACTTCTTTTTTTACTTCATCTACTCAAATTGCTTCATCTGCTGGTAGTTTTTATTATAGTGTTTATCAAACTGGATCGGGGGAATTAAATGCTGAAGTTCAATTTGATATAGCATATGGTGACTCTTTAGGAAGTGGAAGTGTCTTATACAATAGTTCAGTACCTGGAGTATCTCCAACAAAAACTATATATGGCCAATATCGTTCTTTAATTTTAGAGGATGAAAATTCATCTTTCATTTTTGGAAAAGGTAATAATACTTACACAACTAATAATTTTTGGGTAATAAATCTTGAAAGAGCAAGATATAAACAATCAATTTTTCCTGGATCATTAAATTTAGAACTTTCTGGATCTGGTGGGATTGGATCTATATATTTAACAGATGACTCATTAGATAATCCTGTATCTGAATTTTTAGGTTCAACTAGAGTATACCAATTAATTTCTGGATCTAATGGAACTGCAGGAACTTTAGCAAATAGTGGATATGTAGCCGGATCTGGTTCATATGGTTTAGTGTTCCCTGATTTAGGAACTATATTAATTAATCCTGCTGCTGTATCTCAATCAATTAGATTATCTCCAAGTAGATCAAATAATTCTGATGGTTTAAATAATGCAAAATTATTTAATGCTATTTCTAAGGGTGCTCTCTTTACATTAAACTCCCAAGAAACACTTACTTCAGATTATGTTTTTGTTAGAGCACGCAATAGTGAATTTAATTACTCTGAAAATCCATCATTTATTGCAGGTTCAACAGGTGAGGTAATTTATAGTCAATTTATTAATTCTCCTCAAGTATATCTTACTACTATAGGAATGTACAATGACAGTAATGAATTAATAGCGGTGGCTAAAATGTCAAGACCATTATTAAAAGATTTTACAAAAGAAGCTTTAGTTAGAGTAAAATTAGACTTTTAGAATGAATGAGCGTATTCAAACCATTTACAACTTCAGATGTTATTGTTTCTCCTTTTAAGGTAAATAAATTATTTACTTTTACAGGAAACGAGCTTACAGGCTCAAACGTACAAATTGATAGATTTCTTGGAAAAAATATTACAGCATCTTTATGGATATCTGGTTCAAATCCTACTGGGTATATTACATCCCAATCAAGCCAATTAGTATATCGTTCTATTAGAGAACTTTATTACTCTAATTATATTGGTGGAGATGATGGAGCTCCTGCAGCAACGGCTTCATTTAATAATGATGGAACAATAACAGGTTCTGTTTATACCCCAAATTACTATAACTATTTATCAAATACTTTACCTCCAAGTAGATATTTCCCAACAGGATCAAATGAAGCTATTACAGTAATTTCAATCCCCTCAAATTTATTTGGTGAATATTTAAAACCTGGATCTGTAAGCATTTCTACAGGAAGTATAAATTTACAAGATGATGGATTAGGCAATTTATTACATGGAGTTTTAAAAGTAGGAGATGTTATTTATGAACATGGAATAGTAATTATAACTAATAGTGGAATAACAGGATCACTAGATGGATATGGATATGTGCAATATGGATCTACATTTTATGGGGGAGATGATTATGATTTTACAAATAATTTTTATAGTGGTTCATTAACTTGTTCATTTGAAAGTACAGTTACTATCTATGAGACCCAATATAAATGCACTATTAGAGAAAATGAATTTAATTTTTCAAATAATCCTTCTCTACTTTCAGGATCAGTAGCTATAAGTAATGGTAGTGGTAGTTCATTCCCCCAACCAGGAAGTGGAAAATTAAACGATAACGTAACAGGTTCATATTTTTCCCCATATATTACAACTGTTGGATTATATAATAATAATAAAGAATTATTAGCGGTAGCAAAACTTGCTCAACCGTTACCTGTATCCTCTGTTACAGACACATCAATATTAATAAACTTTGATTTTTAAAATTTATGTCAAATTGGTTATATAAAGATAAAAGAATACAAGACATAACAGATTTTCCCCAAGGAACCTATGGTTTTATTTATATTTCTGTTCATATCCCTACTGGTAAATCCTATTTAGGTAAAAAATCTTTATATCACAATGTAAAGAAAAAACTAGGTAAAAAAGAATTAGCTGAACAACCTGTAACTAGAGGAAGAACATCTCTTACAAAACAAATCATAAAAGAATCCGACTGGAAAACTTACTATGGCTCAGCAAAACCTATACTTGAACTTATAAAATTAGGAAAACAAAAAGATTTTGACCGTAAAATTTTATGTGTTGTTCCAAATAAAAAATTATTGACATACTATGAATGTAAATATTTATTTAAATTAGGTGTTTTAGAAAATCCAAACGATTGGATAAATGATAATATTTTAGGAAAGTTTTTTCGAAAAGACTTTGTTCCCCAAGATTAATATTGTATCTTACATTTATGGTAAATGAATTACTAGTTAATTTAGTTAATTCTGTTCTAGGAGCAGGCAAACGTACTGCAAGAGGAAATCAATCTTATACTTGTCCTTTTTGCCATCACCACAAACCCAAACTTGAAGTTAATTTTACTGAAAATAAAGATGGCATAAATCAATGGGCTTGCTGGACATGTAGTAAAAAAGGAAAATCAATAAAAAGTCTTTTTAATCAAATTAAAGTTGATGCTAATCACTTTCATGAATTAAGTAAATTAGTTAAAAATGTATCTTTACATAATATAGGTGAATCAACCTCAACTACATTAGAATTACCAAAAGAATTTAAAACATTTACAAATAGTAAGGATATTGTAGCAAGACATGCTTGGTCTTACCTTAAAAAAAGAAATATAACTCAACAGGATATCTTAAAGTATAATATTGGTTACTGCAATTCAGGCCAATATAATAATATGATAGTTATACCATCATATGATAGCACCGGTAAATTAAATTATTTTACCGCTAGATCATTCGAACCAAATCCCTACACCAAGTACCGCAACCCAGAAACGTCTCGCGATATTATACCGTTAGAACTGTTTATTAACTGGGATTTACCTATTATATTATGTGAAGGGCCATTTGATGCTATGGCAATAAAACGAAATGCGGTTCCATTATTTGGAAAAAATATTCAACCTAGTTTAATGAAAAAATTAGTTGAATCAAAAGTACAAAAAATATATATTGCTTTAGATAACGATGCTATAAAGCAAGCACTTAGATTTTGTGAACAACTCTTAGATGTTGGAAAGGAAGTTTATTTAGTAGAATTACAAGGGAAAGACCCTAGTGAATTAGGTTTTGAAAATTTTACAAAACTAATACAAACAGTGTCTCCATTAACACAATATAAACTTATGGAGAAGAAATTATCAACCATATGACAAAAAGAAACATTAAAAGATCTTATAATAGAATCTTAGAAATTTCAGAAGATGCAAAACAAATAACATTACCAGATTCAAGATATTATCGTAGAAATGGTAAATATTACCCCTCTATTACTTATGTTTTAAGTTATTACCCAAAAGGCAAATTTTTTGAAAATTGGCTTAAACAAGTAGGATTTGCCTCAGAACACATTGTAAAAAAAGCAGGTGAAGAAGGTACTCAAGTGCATGAAATGATTGAAGAGTATTTAAACGGAAAAGAACTTAACTTTTTATCCCCAAGTGGAACTCCATTATTTAATCCAGATGTATGGCAAATGTTTTTACGTTTTGTAGATTTTTGGGAAGAATATAAGCCAACCCTAATTGAAGCAGAAGTGCATTTATTTTCAGATGAAATAAAAGTAGCAGGTACTTGTGATATGGTTTGCGAAATTAATGGTGAAATTTGGATTATTGACTTTAAAACATCAAATAATTTACAAACAACATATGACTTACAAACTGCAATTTATGGTAAATGCTATGAAGAATGTTTTGGTAAAAAAGCAGATCGTTACGGAATTTTATGGTTAAAATCAAGCAAACGTAAAAGTGCTAAAGATAAAATACAAGGTAAAGGATGGGAAATGTATGAATCATCTCGTACACAAGAGGAAAATATTGATATTTTCTTAACAGTTAAAAAATTATTTGATTTAGAAAATCCAACTCACTCACCAATATTTACTGAATTTAAAACTAGCGTTAAGCGAGAGTTGTAATATGTATAATTATGATAAGTCTTATCCAATTATTAAAGGAAGTGCAAGATAGTCCTAAAGCTATTATATTAGCGGGGGCACCAGGATCTGGAAAAGGAACTATTCTAAGAGATTTAAACTTAAGTAAATTTAAAATTCTTAACATTGATGATACTATAGCAGCTTTATCAAAACAAGATCAATTTACACTAAACCAAAAAACAGCAGATTCCGAAGATAGAAGTAAATTTATGTCGGCAATGCAAACTGCTGCAAAACAATTAAAAACCCAAGATTTACCTCAAACTATATTAAATAAAGAATCATTTATTTTAGATGGTACGGCTTCATCTCCAAACCAAACTTTAAAACTAAAATCCCAACTTGAAGAAGCGGGATATAAAGTAATGATGTTATATGTTTATACTGAACTAGAAACATCTTTAAAACGCAATGAAGAACGATTTGAAAAATCAGGTGGAGAAGATAGAAGTTTACTTCCTGGTGCTGTATTAGGAACATGGCTTATGGTAGCTAAAAATTTTCCTTTATATCAACAATTATTTGGTAATAACTTTGTATCTGTATCCAATACTGGTAATGAAGAAACATTAAAAGATATTGATCAAATTATTCAAAAGTATGTTACTCCATTTGATCCAAAAGATCCAAAACAAAAAACTGAAAAAGAACAAGAAAAATCTAATAAATTAAAAGAAAAATTAAATATAGAAATTCAAAATTTCCTTGATTCTAATCTAGCTCAAAATATTATAAACTCCTCTGTTTCCAAAGAAGAAGCTCAATCTAAAATAAATGAATTCATTAGTTAAATCACTTATATTTCCACTTTTAGAATCTGAACAAAAAGGTGTTGCTTTAATCCCTGGTGGTTTTAAACCCCCAACTATAGGACATTTTGTATTAGTTGATGAAGTAGCACAAAATCCAAATTTTGATAAAGTAATTGTTTTAATAGGCCATAAAATAAGAGATGGTGTAACTAAAGAAGAAAGTTTAGCAGTATGGGATATCTATAAAAAATACCTTCCCTCTAACGTTGAAATTAAAACTTCAGATAACTCTTCACCTATTGCAGATATTAGCTCACTTATAAAAAACAACCCATCCACATATTTTTACCCAGTAGTGGGTATTAGAGGTGAAATGGATTTAGGTGATATAAAACGATTTGATAGTTTAGAAGGTAAATATCCTAACTTTAAAACAATAGTAATTAAAACAGAAGAAGGTAAAGATCGAGTTAGTGGAACAAAAACAAGAGCTGCTTTAATTAGTGGTGAAAAAGACAAATTTCAATCATATCTTCCAACTGAATTATCACAAGAAGAAAAAGATGGGATTTGGTCTATTTTAACTAAAACCCCACTAAATGAAATAAAGTATGCTGAACCTAGCAAATTTGATTATCCAAAACAACTAAAAGCACTTACTGAATTTATGTTAGATAAGGGAATGAATATTAAACCTTTACCTAAAGTAAAATTTATAGAAGATGATGTTGAAAATGCTAGGAATTTTTTTGGTAAAACGGCGTATTACGATCGGAATCAACGCGTTATAGTACTTTATACAATGGATCGTCATCCAAAAGACATTATGCGTTCATTTGCGCACGAAATGATTCACCACATGCAAAACTGTGAAGATCGTTTAAATGGTATTTCTACTCAAGACACAAACGAAGAAGGTGATTTGCCTGAAATTGAAAGAGAAGCATATGAAAAAGGAAATATGACTTTCCGAAACTGGACAGATACATTAACTGAAGGTGTATTTGAAGATAGAATTGAATGTGATAATTGTGGGTGGAGTTGGAAAATAAAAGATGGTGGAGATGACTTATATGTTTGTCATAAGTGTGGTACTAATAATACACCTAAACCATTAAACGAAGAAAAAGAAGAGGATAATGGCACTTTATTATATAAAAGCATATTTAAACCAGATATAAACATATTAGTTGCTTTTGGAAATTATGAAAATTATAAAATTTTAAAACCTTTATTTAATAAATATGGATATGGTTTTTATTCCCCAGAAGATAAAACAATAATTCTTAATGGTGAACGTTTTATAAATTCTAATTTAGATTTTAGGGATTTTAAATTTGTTGAAGCACACGAAATAACCCATTTACTTTTAGGACATACAGGACCATATTCTGAAGAAGATGAAATGGATGCTGATTTAGGAGCATATATTTTATTAAAAAATAAAAAGTTATCAACAGATAGACTTGTAAACGAATTTGAAAATAGACATGGTGTACCATTTACTGAAGAATTACTTGAACGAGTAAAAAATAGGTTGTAAATTTATTAAAATTAATACATGAAAAAAATACCAACTTTACTTGACTTATATGAAGCAATCAAACCATACACTATATATTGTGATATGGATGGTGTGCTTTGTGATTTCGATCAAGGATATGAAAAGTTAACAGGAGAATCTACAGATGAAGCTAATGCTAAAGGTAAATCTTATTTTTGGAAACTTTTTAGAGAAAGCGTTGGAAAAAATGAAAAAGATTTTTGGGCTAACTTACCATGGCAACCGGGAGGAGAAGAACTTTGGAATCATATTAAATCTTCTTCCCCAAATATCCTATCAGCTCCCGCAGTAGATTTTAATTTACCTCAAGACCAACAATTAAATCCCGAATTCAACCAAGCTATTCAAGGTAAAAAAGAATGGATTTCTAAACACCTTAATGGTGTAAATAAAGAAATATTTGTTCCTGCTCCTCAAAAATCAACATTTGCAACATCAAAGCATATACTTATAGACGATATGCAAAAAAATATAGATGCTTGGAAGGCAGCTGGTGGTAAAGCAATTTTACATACTTCTGCTTCAAAAACTATAGAAGCTCTTAAAAAATACGATTTATAAATGTCAGATTCAGTTTTAAAAAAAGAATTTCAAAAAAAAGACGTTGAACGTTTACGTAACCTTGTTAAAGGTAAATATGGAGACAGAACAACTGTTGGAATAGGTTATAGTAAAACTCCTGAAGGAGAACATAAAGAAGGTGACATTTGGAAATCAGATGGTAAAGAATGGACTATCAAAGATGGTTTAAAAGAAAATATTACTAAATTAGATAAATTTAAAAATCTATCTATTCCTATATTTTGTCCAAAATGTAAACAAAACATGGACAAACAATTAGACATACACTATTTTAAATCTTATGGTGAATGTTTAGATTGTAGAGCTACAACAGAAACCCAACTAAAAGTATCTGGAAAGTGGGAAAATTATGTAAATCAAACATTTAATAAAGAAATTGATCTTCATATAGAAGATTATAAAAGTTTCATGGATAATAAGTTGTCAGAAAGTAATAATGGCTTTGTAACAGAAGCTGGTGATGTGCAAAAATGGGTCGGTGGGATTGATAAAGATCGTGCATTAAAGGCTATGGAAGAATCTATTAATTATTTAAATTCACTTAAAAAATGACAACAACTGTATTTACAACAATTTTAGTAGCATTAATAACTGCTGTACTAGGTCCTATTATAGTAGCTTGGTTTAAACTAAAAATGGAAAAAAAATCCCAAAATACTTTAATGTTTGATGCTCTTGAAACTTCAACTTTAGTAGATAATCAACTTGAAATTGTACTAGAAGAACTAGAATGTGATAGAGTATGGATTGCCCAATTCCATAACGGAGGTCATTTTTACCCTACAGGTAAATCCATTCAGAAATTTTCTATATTTTACGAAAAATGTACCCCTGAAACTCCAAACATACAAGGTACATTTCAAAATATTCCTGTATCTTTATTTCCTAGAGTACTTTCTAAAGTATATAAAGACAATGAACTGTATGTTTCTGATGTAGAAAATGATGAGGATACATATGGGTTAGAATTTTTTACTAACCAATGCGGTACTAAATCAGCTTGCATAGTGGGCTTACATAGTTTAGATGACCATTTAATAGGAATAATGGGGATATCATTTAAAGAACCACATCATTTAGAAAAAGATAAATGGATATTCCTTAGACAAAAAGTAGGAGTTATAGGAACATTACTTTCTGAATATTTATACGCGACAAACAAAAAATAATTTAATATTTATTATAAAATGAAAGATACTTTTGACTTAACAAAATTTTTAAAAGAAAATAAATCTCTTGAAAATTTAAACCCAACATTTAAATCCCTTAATGAAAATAAGCATGTAAAAGATAAAATTAAAGAAATGATTTTAGCTGAATTAGGCGACCCAGATGATGAGTATGATACTGTTGATCATGGAGGAGATGAACTTGAAGAAGCTAAAAAAGATAAAAAAGTAGAAGACGTTGAAACAACTGATGTTGAAACAACTGATACAACTGAAGAAGTTCCTGCAGAAGATGCACCGGCTGAAGAAGCACCTGCTACAGGTGGTGGCTTAGAAGACATAGCTGCAGACATGGAAGGTACAGAAGGCGATTTAATGGACTATTTAATGAAAGCCCTTAAAGTTGCTAAAGGAATGAACAATGAAAAACTAGAAACACAAATAGGAAACACACTAAAATTTTTCGTTAGCGAATATATTGGTGGAGAAGAACAGTAAACAATTAAATCTATATAAACAATCAAATCTATGAACACAACAGAAATTTTTAACGCAATTCAAGAACAATTAGCTACTTTAGAAGCTGAACATGGTAAAACATCAAAAGCCGCTCGTGGTAGAGCACGTAGCGCCGCTAACAATATTAAAAAATTAGCAGCAGAATTTAAGAAAACTTCAACTGCAGAAGACAAAGCAGCTTAAAAAATGGAACAACCTATTAATGAACCTTTTACTTCAGAGGAATCTCAAGAGATTTACCAGAATTTTAAGACCATTATTAATAGTCGTTTAGATAAACTTTACAACTCAAAAGGCTCAGACGGCGAACAATACGCATATAGTATCGCCGTTAAGCAAATGAGAAAAAAACAAGCTGAGAAATTAGCAGAACCAACAACTGAAGAACCTATGAAACAAGGAGACAAATTAAAAGAAATGATTCAATCAGCATTATCTAAACCCTTATCTGAAAAGAAAAAAGCATCTTCATTTACATCTCAATATGATGATAAATTTACTGATGGGAGGAAAAAATTACCGGATGGTTTACAAAAGTCTATTTTAAAAAAACAAGGTAATTTAGATGAAGATCTTGATCTAGGCCATGAAGATAATGAACCACATATGCTTAAAGCGGATCTGTATCGTATTGGAAAATATGCTATGGAACTTTATAAAATGGTTGATCAATTTGAAGGTGAACAAGAAGTTGATTTCCCACATTGGTGGCAAGCAAAAATTATCGAAGCTAAAAATATGTTAGTTTCAGCTAAACATTACCTTGATTTTGAAATAAAAGAACCTCAACTAGATGCTATGGTAGACGTAGCTTCTGAAGAAGGAGCTATTGATGAAATGTCAAAAAAACAAATCAAAAAACGTGGTGAAATATTTGATACTTTAACAGCTAAAGGCATGCCCGATGAAAAAGCAGGTAAAATTGCTACATCAACAGCAATGAAGAAAAAAATTAAAGAAGCTATTTTAGCTAAACTTAAATAAAAATGACTAAAGATCAACTTAAGAGAAGAATTCAAGACTTAGCTCGTCAAGTATACTCTGCTAACACTATTACCCCAGCAGAAGCTATCGAATACGATGAGTTAACTAAATTCCCTGAACTTAAAAAAGTTATAGTTGATTTACTTACTTTAGAATATGATAATTTTTTATCCTCAATTGATTGGGTAGCACCCCGTCCTTCTACATTTAGAATTAATTTAAAAAACGACCAAAATTTTTATTTAATTTATGGAAGACGTAGTTGGATTGCTCAAGTAGAAGGTAAAAAATACTATTTACTTAATTTACCTGAAGAAGAAAGAGCTTCTCAATCTATAGCAAACATGCTAAGGTATGGCGTTAAAGGAGAAGAAGGTGATAGTGAAACTGGAGCGGGAATTGAAAGTATAGAAGCACCACCTGCAGAAATCCCTCCTTCAGAAACACCCCCAGAAGAAACACCAGCATAATGGATATTTTAGAACAATTTATACGTGATGTATCTTACAAATTCCCCAAAGGATATCCTGACATGAAGGATCCTAAGGATGTTGAATTACTTCATAAATTATTAAATGAAGTAGTTGATACTAAACCTTCACTTAATGAACAACAAGCTGATTACGACGATCGAATTAAAGATGCCTTAAATGTTGAACAAATTCCAATATGTCAAACCCCCCTTGAATTAGGTAACGACTTTAACTTAAATGGTAAAGATGGAGAAATTTGGGGTAAATTATTTGGTGTTAAACCACTAGCATCTAGAACAGGAAAACAATCAGGTGGATCAGGTAATGGAGAAGTTTCAGTTTATTGGGCTTTTCAATACAATAAATCTAATAAATTCCAAGTTCAAGATCAAAGAGGAGATGAAAATCCTGATTTAATCATTAATGATTTAGGTGTTGAAATTAAAGATTATAGTTCTAAACAAATCACATTAGGTAAATTTTTTAAAGATAAAAAATCATATGGATTATTAAGTAATCTATTTGGATTTAAAAGTTTACTTGAAGCCCTTAAAGACAAAAAATTCCCAGAAGGATCAGCATCCAACCCAGGAACATTTAAACCTTCAGAACTAGTAGAAGCATCTACTTTAATGTTAGAATTTTATAAAGAATCAAAATTAAAAGAATTTGCTACAAAATATGAATTTAATATGATTATTAACATATTTGAAAGAATAGAAGCTATATTACAAGAACTTAAATTAAATAGTAATGCTTCTCCCGAAGATATAGCTGCTGGGATTCTTAAAGTAATGATTAAAACTAAATTAAATAAAAAACCTATGCTTGGCCAAGATCAAGGATATGTTTTAAATGTTAATGTTGGAGGAAAAGGAGATTTTGTATCAATAACAAATGAAAAAATAGATTCCCTTGATAGTAAATCTTTACTTGATAATATAGCTGTAGCCTCTTCAGAAATGAAAATGAATTTTGACGCTTTATTTAAATAACATGGACAAATCACGTTTAAAACACCTTATTAAAGAAGTATATTTAAAAAAAGATACTTGCAATTGTGGTTGCCACGATTGTGACAATGTAGGTAATACTGGTGTTGTACTAAATGAAAGTTTAGTTAAAAAAGACTT